GCTCGTACTTGCGTGTGGACTTCACCGACGATGATCTCGTGCTCTCATCGCTCATCTCGGAGTGTCGCGCCGATGCCGAGCGCATGACGGGCAAAGCGTTTGCGCCTCAAACCATTCAAGCTATGTGGACCATGCCCCAACTCTCAGGCAATAGCTTGAGCGCGGATAAGCTCTTGTACGACCAAGATTTCTACCAATACAACGAGTCGCTCGGCGCCAATCCGTATAGTCCTGCGCCGTTCATTCTGACGCTGCCGCAACCGCCGTTGGTCGCTGTCTCGCTGTTTGAGTACAGGATCACGGCTTTTCTGGCCTGGACGACATGGCCGCAATCGGTGAGCGGCATCGCCAATTATATCGTTGATACGCTTCCTACGCCGGGGCTGGTCTACCTGCAATATCCGCCTCCGGCTTACCAATATAGATTGACCTACACGTGCGGATATTCGACCTTACCGCCGGAACTGAAATTGGATTTGCTGCAATATATCGCCTGGAAGTACGAGAACCGGGTGGGTGAGGATAAGGGGGATGAGTTGAGAAACATCTTCCTAGGCAGAAAGAGTTGGGTGCTTTGATGGATGGAATAATCGAAGGCCGAATTGTGCATTTTGTGTTGCCTGATGGCTACTCAAAAGGCCAGCACAGACCGGCAATTATAGTCAGGGTGTTTGATTCACTAAAAGCCAGTGGCACAGTTAACCTGCTCGTCTTTACTGATTGCACGAACGATGTAGATCCCCGCGAGCCGCAAACTGCTTCCTACGGCTCAGGCGTCGTATGGGCAACATCAGTTCACTACTCCGAGGACAAAGAGGCGCGTACCTGGCACTGGCCGGAAAGAGTGTAAATCATGGCATCAAGCCGCAAAATCGTTTCGAGCCATGCCTCGGGCCGCAAAGTATATATACATATCCAGCAACTGAGCGGAGTCACAACGGGGCAAGGCTTTCCCGATGGCGGTGCGTGGGCAGATGTGCCAGGACTATCAAATGTACCGGCCACCTTCAAAACGTGGTCGCCTTTCCAGCGGGTGATGGCGCAGCAACTCTATTCAGCGGTCAGTACCAGGGCATACATACGCTGGCGCAAAGGTATCAACATTCGCGCCAATATGCGGGTGATGTACGGGAACCATATCTACCGCATAGCAGACGTCGCCAATTACGACGAAGCAAACACTGATATCATTCTGTACCTGGAAGAATGGCAGCCAACCGGAACCGTGAGGTGATGTGATGTTTGGTTTCAACAATTGGTTCAAAATAGCAGATGCGCTCGTGCCTGCCAGTGCTGAAGTGGTCAAGGACGAGGTGTTTTTCTGCGCCGATGCGATCAAGGCACAGATCGAGGCCAATGGGCAGGTCGTGACTGGCTTCATGCGTGATAGCGTCTATGCAGCTACGGTGAACGAGAGTAGCTACGGGCAAGGTGTTGCGCCACCAAAGGGCGCATATCGCTTGCCCGAGGTGAAACCGGCGAATGACCAGCAAGGCGTCGTTGGGGTCGCTGCCAATTATGGCGTCTATCAGGATCTCGGTACACGGTACATGCCTGCCCACCCGTTCTTCGACGCTGGCCTGGCGCAAGGCGCGGCGCACTATGATACCGCGATGGCGACGATGGAGGCCAGGATCAAGGCGCGACTATGAGTGAGACAGCACAGGCTTTCCAGTGGGTCGCTACCACTATGCAGGCTGACTCTGCGCTCATGGCGGCGGCTACGGGTGGCATCTTTCAGGGTTATGCCCCGGAGTCCACGCTGCCACCATTCATCATGGTGAATCAGCAAGTCGCAACTGATGTGCTGACGGTGAACGCCGTTCGCTTGTGGACGGATATTCTTTTACAGATAAAAGCGCTTGGGCCATCTGGTCCTGGTGGCAACTACGGGGCACTGGTGACGATTGCCGACCGTATTGATGCGCTGTTCAAGTCTGTGCGGAGTGTGAGCTTATCATCGGGTGGCGTGCTCTGCTGCTATCGAGAGCAGAGCGTAGCCTATAGCGAGTTAATCAATGAGCAGCCGTGGTCGCATTTAGGCGGCCTCTATCACCTAGAATTACAAGGAGTATAACGCTATGCCGTGGACGCCTGAACGCTCAACCATCAATCAGACGTTGCAATTCGGGCTTGAGGCAACGCCTGGGACGAACGTCCCGGCCAACAAGCTCATACAGTGCTTTGCCGTCACCTTTGGGCCGATGGCCGATGTCGCTGAGTTTTCGGCGACGGGCCGCAAATATCCAACCATCGTCATTGAGAATAGTGAGTGGGTCGAGGGAACGCTGACCGGCTCACTTGACTATAACGGTATCGTCTATGCGCTGGCCGGGGTCAGTGGCGCGCCGACTATTAGCGCTCATGGCGCATCGGCAACGGCGAAAGACTGGCTCTTCGTCCCGCCGCTCACCGGATCAGTGCAGCCGCAAACCTACACGATAGAACAAGGTGAAAATAACACCTTCGGTAACGCCATCTATAACCATAAAGTTAACTATGGCCTGATTTCCGAGTTTACCTATAAGGGCGACCGCAAGGCAGGCTTCACCGTTGGTGGCAAGGTGCTCGCTCAGCAACTACAACGCGCCATCACCATGACGGCTACGCCGACGGCAGTGGTAATCCAGCCATCGGCAGGCAAGCACTTCAATTTCTATCTGGACCCGACCTCGGCGGCCCTCGGCACGACGCAACTACTCAAGGTCTTGAGCGTTGACTATGCCTTTACCGGCCTCTATGGGATGTTCTTCCCCATGAATCGCGCGAACCTTGGTTGGCAGGCACATGTCGATCTCAATCCAGGCTGCATTGTCAAGCTGCTCCTGGAAGCCGACGCGATTGGCATGACGCCGCTCACGAACCTGCAAGCGGGCTCGACGCAGTTCTTGCGCGTGGCTGGCCAGGGGCTTATTATCGACAATTTGCAGACCGTCACGATTGCCGGCGGCGCTACCGGCGGCACGTTCACCCTCTCGTATAAGGGGCAGACAACCGCGCTGATCACCTATAGCGCGGCACTTACAGCGGCCACGGTGAATACAGCGTTCCAGTTGCTTTCAACGGTGAGTACGAACTGTACCGTCACAGGCAGCGCAGGCGGGCCGTACATCTTTACTTTCTCCGGGCCGCTCGCCACGGATATGTCGGCGGTCGGTGTAACGAACGTCGCCCTAACAGGTGGCACGCCAACCGTTTCTAGCGTGGCGCAGGCTTACGCTACCTTCCAGCATGACATGGCCGTCAAAGTCAGCAAGCCGAGCCCGTTCAGCGATAAAGACGGCGTGTTTGCCGAGGAGTGGGAGTTCTCGATTGTCGAGGATGCAACGTGGGGCGCTGCGCAGAAGTTCTTAATCACCAATCTACTGACTGCCTTATAAGAGGAGAGAGAAAAGGAGAACACCTGATCTATGCCACTGAATCTGACGAAAATCGCTACCAATAGCGCATCGGTGATAGTCCACTATGCAGGTGAGAGCGCCGTCGTGAGCTATTATCCGAGCCGGGTCACTGAGAAGACCTACGCGCAATTGCAGCAGATCGCCGCGATGGATGAAACGAACCTGGCATCTGGCTTTGCCGAATTGAATGATATCCTCGCACACCTCATGAAAGAGTGGGATGTCTTCGAGGATGACGAGCAGACGATCATGTTCCCGCTCAAGGCCGAGCGGCTCTCGGAATTGCCGATCATGTTTCGCATGACCGTCTTGCAGGTCATTCTGGGTGATCTCCGCCCGGAAACGATAGCGCCTCAGGCTCAGATGAACGGACACAACTGAGGCGCTGGCTCGCAACCGAGGGCAAACTAGGCGAGTGCCCGGAGGATTATGCGCTCTTCAAGGCGGCGGCATGGTGTAATGCGAAACCCTGGGAGCTGTTAGAGCAATCCATCTGGTGGAAATACAAGGCACTTGATTATATGAGCGCCGAGGCAGAAGCCGAAAAGATCATAGCAGACAGGAAGAAGTAACGTACCGTGAGCATAATTGCGTCACAACTCATCGGAAGCGTCAGCATCCAGGGCGTTCTACAAGCCGCAGCGCAACTCAAGGGCGTGGGGGCCGCATCGGATGAGGCGGGCAATAAACTCCAAAAGATCGCCGTCGGCAGTGCCGTCCTGGTCGGTGCTGCGCTCATCGGTATTGGCGTGCAAGCCGTGAAGATGGCCGCGAATTTCCAGCAGGGCTTGACGACGCTCGTCACCGGCGCTGGTGAGTCAGCTTCGAATCTCAAGATGATCGGCGATGGCATCCTTCAGATAGCCGTACAGACTGGCACCCGTACGAAGCAACTGACTGATGGTATGTTTATGATCGAGAGCGCGGGCTATCGCGGGGCCATCGGGTTAGCCGTGCTAAAGGTGGCCGCCGAGGGCGCGAAGGTCGGCGCAGCCGACCTCGGAACCGTCTCGAATGCGCTCACCACCGTCTTAACGGACTACTACCCCAAGGCTACATCAGCGGCCCAGGCAACCAAACAGTCGGCTGATGCTATGAACTTCCTCGTCGCCATCGTGCAGAACGGCAAGACCACGATGCAGGATTTGGCGGCTTCTATGGCAACGATCCTGCCCACGGCCTCGGCGTTCCACGTAAAGATGCTTGACGTCGGCGCGGCGATGGCGACCATGACAGGTGAAGGTATCCCTGCGGCGAATGCCGCAACCTACCTGCGGCAGACGATCTCAACGCTCTCGGCTGAGACAGGGAAAGGGGCAACCGCACTCCAGGCCATCGGGCTGACCGTCGGTCAGGTTAGCGCCGATATGAAAAAGAGCATGCCCGATACGTTGCAACTGATTATGGATCATCTCAAGGAAACGTATACAGTCGGCTCGCCCCAATACATTGATGCACTCAAGGCTATCGCCGGTGGTCAGAAGCAGATGCAAGGAGTGCTCGCCCTCACCGGAGCGCACTTGCAGACGTTCCAGGACAATATGAAGAACGTCGCTGATACGATGAACCAGGGCAAAGGCGCGGTCGTCGGCTGGTCTACGGTACAGAACGATTTC